ACAGTTTCAAAACAAAAGAAAGCTTTAACTAAAAGTTTTTTCAATCAAAACCAACTCAACACGGGCTTTGGTTTTTTAGATGACGTTACAACTAAAATTATGGACGATGTTGTAAAAGGTGCGGTAAAGTATGGACCAGATGTAATTCGTGGTACAGGAACTGCGGCTAAAGGTGTAACAGTTGAAACGGGATTTGGATTACCCTTTTTACGTTTAGAAGAGTATCTCGGAACAAGACCAAAAGATGCCATGTATAATGTACCTACATTCGGAATGTATGAATACTTTAAAAACAGAGCAGGCGGTCCAAGAAGACAAGCTTTTGCTGAAAGACAAGGTTTAGGTAAAGAGTACATAAGTGCAACTAAAAAAATGAAAGATGCTGTTCGTAAATTTGGTGGAGTAAAAAATGAATCAGAAATACTTCCTTTAATGGAAAAAGCAGGAATTGGTTTAACTGATAAAGAAAAAGAAGCTTATTTTCAAGTTGGTGGATCCGAGTTTGACAAGTATGAAGAATTTAGAGCTGAAAGACAAGCAGCGGAGTACGCAAAAATAAGAGAAGGGTTACCCGAAATATATACAAAAGGAAAAGATCCTTTTTCAAAATTAATAGGAATACCTGCGACCGTTATGGCTAAAAGTTATTTTGGTGAACAAGAAGCTCCACCTGCTTATGACTTTGCAGATGGTGGAAGAGTTGGAATGGCTGGAGGAGGTCTCGCGGCACTTAAAGCACTTCTTAATTTTTTAGGTAAAGGAAGAGGTAAAAAAGGTTCTGAACTTTTAAAAGAAGTTAATCCAAAAAAATATGGAACTGTTCTTGAAAATTTAATGTTACCTGATGATAAAAAAATGGTCGGTGGATTTAGGGTTGAGTATTTAGAATCTTTATTAGACACCATTAAAAATGATAAAGCAATGTTAGATCGAATAAAAGAAATGCCTGCTAATCAGCAAGAATCTTTTTTCAATATGATTAATCAAGGAGCGAATCAAGGTCGATTAGATGTTTATAAAAAAATTAATCCAGATGAAGCTATTTTAGAAATAGAGCAAATGATTAAAAATTTAAAAACAAAAGACATGTCACCAGAAGAAATTAAAAGAAGTTTAAACGCATATGGTGGTAGAGTTGGAATGAAAATAGGTGGAGACCCAAAAGACAAAAAGAAAACAACACCTGCATTAGACAAACCTACAATTCAAATTGATCCTAACGCACCAACAGATCCTGCTAAAAGAGATACATTAAAAGGAGCTGGGATATTAGGAGCAGGAGTTGCATTGGGCAAACTTGGTTTGCTTAAATTAGGTAAAGCAGCAAAAGTAGCTAAGGCTGCTAAAGTTGCTCCGCTTACAAAAGTGGTTGCGCCTTTAGGAAAAACTATGACACAATTTCCTGAATGGTTTCCTACGTTAATTAGTAAAGTTAGAAAAGAAGGAAAACAAATCCCTATTTATAAAGAAGTAGAGATTCCTATAACAGAAGCAGAATATAATAAATTAAAAAAAGAAAAAGTTAAAAATGTTTACGATGCACATTTCGGACGAACTGACTGGTATAAAGAAAAGTTAAAAAAAGAAGGAGTACCTAGATATACTCGATTAAAACAAACAGATGAAATTATAGGTTACAAATATGAAGTAAAAGATTTACCTGACGTGGATGTTGTTGAGTACGGTGGAGAAGAACTTACAGTAAGCTTTCCAAATGCTTATGGAAGAAGTGTTACTATGGAATATACACCCCCTAAAGGAACCAAGGATGCAACTTTTAAAGTAGACGATGCGGTTCCAGAATGGAGTGGGTATCCGGGTGATGTACCTGATTTTTATGCTGAGACTGTAAATAATTTAGATGAAGTATATGGCGGTGCTTCTAGAATAGAACAGAAGGTTTTGAAGTTAAAAAAACCTAGAACGACTCAAGGAGATGAAGTTGTGGCTAAAGCAGACGCTCAATATGATTATATAAAAGATACCGCTGAGGATTTAGATGAGTTTTAGTAAAGGCAAAAAATCCGGACCCCCACCTAAATCAGGACCGTTGCCTCAAGGCTTGAATATAAGTTATAATACTGTTAAGACAGTCAAATTGGAGAAAATAAATGGCAGAAATAGACAAGGCACTACCAAACGAACCTAGAGGTGAAGTCACCATTCCAGGTCAAGAAGAACTACAAGAGAATCTTGTTGAGCTACAAGAAGAACAAGCTCAGCAAGCAGATGATTTAGAGATTACAGAAAACGAAGATGGATCAGTTGATATCAACTATGATCCAAATGCCGTGGCCCCTGAAGGTGGTGAAGATCATTATGCTAACCTTGCAGACTTTTTACCAGACACAGAACTCGGAAGATTAGGATCTGATTTATTTCAAAAATATGAAGATTATAAAATGTCTAGACGTGATTGGGAAAGATCTTACACTCAAGGTTTAGATTTATTAGGATTCAAATACGAACAAAGATCAGAACCATTTCAAGGTGCAAGTGGTGCAACTCATCCTGTACTTGCGGAAGCCGTAACTCAGTTTCAAGCATTAGCTTACAAAGAATTATTACCGGCAGATGGACCCGTTAGAACTCAGATCTTAGGTGTTCAAACTCCAGATAAAGTTCAACAAGCAAACCGTGTTAAAGATTTTATGAATTATCAAATCATGGATCAAATGAAAGAATATGAACCTGAATTTGATTCTATGTTATTTTATTTACCACTTGCAGGATCAACTTTTAAAAAAGTTTATTACGATGAAGTTGAAGGAAGAGCGGTATCAAAATTTGTTCCAGCTGACGATTTAATCGTACCTTATACTGCAACATCACTAGATGATGCAGAAGCCATTATGCACAGAATTAAAATTTCTGAAAACGAATTAAGAAAACAACAAGTCGCAGGTTTCTATAGAGACATTGAACTAGGTCATCCACAAGACACTGAAACTGAAGTTGAGAAAAAAGAAAGAGAACTTGATGGTCAAGTTAAAACTAAAGATGAAAACGTATTTACTCTTTTAGAATGTCATATCAATTTAGATCTCCCTGGTTACGAAGATGTTGATGTGAATGGTGAGCCCACTGGAATTAAAGTCCCGTATATTGTCACGGTTGAAGAATCATCTAGACAAGTTTTATCGATTAAAAGAAATTTTGAAATTGGAGATCCAAAGAAAAACAAAATCCAATATTTTGTCCACTTTAAATTTCTGCCTGGACTAGGATTTTATGGCTTTGGTCTCATCCACATGATTGGTGGTTTATCAAGAACTGCAACTGCAGCTCTACGTCAATTATTGGATGCGGGTACGCTCTCCAACTTACCCGCAGGATTTAAACAACGAGGCATCAGAATCAGAGATGATGCACAATCTATACAACCTGGCGAATTTAGAGACGTTGATGCTCCAGGCGGCAATATTAGAGATTCGTTTATGATGTTACCTTTCAAAGAACCATCACAAACATTACTAGCTTTAATGGGCGTCGTTGTAACGGCAGGTCAGCGCTTTGCATCAATAGCTGACTTACAAGTAGGAGATGGGAACCAACAAGCGGCAGTGGGAACGACGGTTGCGCTTTTAGAAAGAGGATCGAGAACAATGTCTGCGATCCACAAAAGAATTTATGCAGCCCTGAAAAATGAATTCAAATTACTTGCAAGAGTGTTCAAACTTTATTTACCACAAGAATATCCTTATGATGTAGTAGGTGGACAAAGAACAATTAAGCAAACCGACTTCGACGATCGAGTCGATATCTTGCCAGTTGCTGATCCTAATATCTTTTCACAGACACAGCGTATCTCCCTTGCGCAAACGGAATTGCAACTGGCAACTTCAAACCCTCAAATGCATAACATGTATGAAGTTTACAAAAACATGTACGATGCATTAGGTGTGAAGAATGTTGATTCAATTTTAATCAGACCATTACCTCCAATGCCAAAAGATCCGGCAGTGGAACATATCGATGCGTTAGCTGGAAAACCATTTCAAGCATTTCCTGGACAAGATCATAGATCACACATTACTGCGCATTTAAATTTCATGGCAACGAATATGGCAAGAAACAATCCAATGATTATGGCTGGATTAGAAAAAAATATTTTTGAACATATTTCTTTAATGGCACAAGAACAAGTTGAACTTGAAATGAGAGATGAGATTCAACAAGTACAACAATTGGCTCAACAAATTCAACAAGTGGGTCCAATGTTTGCAATGCCAATCCAACAACAGATTCAACAAGTCAATCAAAGAATTGAAGCAAGAAAAGCAACATTGATTGCTGAGATGACTGAAGAATTTATGAAGGAAGAAAAAGAAATTACTTCACAATTTGACAATGATCCTATTGCAAAACTACGAGCAAGAGAACTAGACATCAGAGCACAAGAAAATGCACGTAAGAAAAAGGTTGATGATGAGCAAATTAACCTAAAT